GAGAGAGCATGGCGCGTGCGGCTATTGGATTACGTGTTTGTTTATTCTGCCACCTCGTCGCGGTGACGCTTAGGTTGACGGCTTTTGAACGTGCGGTTTGCCGTGAACTTCCCATCCTCTTTTTCCTCTTTTTCCTCGGGTGGTAGGGGTGCAGCGTATCGCCAGAATACCCCCTCGGCGGCGTGGTCGATGCGTATGCGGTGCGACCGTTCGCCGTCCTCGGTGGTCATCGCGGCCCTCTTCCCTCGCTTGCAGAGGGTCAACGCGAACGCTCCCCGCTGACCATCTTTGCGGTCTGGTTCGCGTTGAAGGACGGCCACCTCTCGAGACCAGTTGGTCAACTCACTCGACCCTGCGCCGAGGTAAGCGATTTCAGACGCTGATGCTCGCGGGTTGGCTTCGGCCTTCGGCTTGCTGGTGTGATGAACCAAGATGACCACGCACCCAGTCTCATCGAGGATGGGTTGGAGGGTGTTTCTGAGGAATACGCTCATGCTCTTCTGATCCATCACGTCACCCCCGAAGTAGGCCATCAGCGGGTCAATGATGACCACCTCCAAAGAGTGCTCCTTGATCAGTTGGCGAAGGATTCCGAGGAACACGCCCCCGGTCTTCGTGTTCTCGCGAAAGAACCTGAGGTTCTGCTGTAGGGTCTGCCCGACGCCCGAGACGCCCCTTCCTGCGGCGCACAGCCACACCAACGCGCCTTCCATCGCCTCCTTCACATCACCCCAGTCGTTCTCTGCTTGGATGATACCGACTCGCATCGGCTTTTGCTCGGGGTGTTGGATTCCGAAGAACGGCACTCCAGCGGCCATCGCGGTCGCGAACTGGAGGACAAACGACGATTTGCCGACGCCTGAGGAGGAGACGATGGTGAGGGAACCTCCCTTGCACAACCAGCGGTCACCTAGGATGCAAGTTGGATCAGGTGCAATCTCTACCGCTCGGAGTGCGTCGAGTGACATGGCTTGCGGGAGGTCGCGTTGCCGCATCCAAGCCTCGAACTCCTCCCAAGTCTCGGGACCGCACCTCAGCGAGATGAGGCGTTGCCACTGGTCACCACGTCGGCAACCCGGAAGGCGCGAGAATCGCCCGGGGTTCTTATTCGCCGGGCATGGTCCCGCGTCCTCGAGATAACTGTAGACGACATCCCTGCGTGATTCCCACGTGCGCTTGTCGGGTGCATCGACGCGAACCCAGCCATGAAACGACCTTCCCCCGCTCGAGACGATAGCGGTGAGCGGGAGATTGCTCGCTTTGAGCACGTGCAGCTGCTCGGCCTCAGGGAGGTCGTCGAACTCGATGAGGACGTGACGGAATGCGGCGACGTTGCTATCTGCCCCCGTCACGCTTTCGCGTTGGTAGGGGTTGATGCGAATCCATCGACCACTCTCCGAGTCACAGGTGAATGGGTTGTCACCCGCCTCGATTTGCTCCACGAACCACTCGAGCGGTTTGAACGTACCGTGACTTCCGGGTCGATGTTTGCCATCCTCTCCCTCGGCGGCTTGCGTGCAGATGGAGATGATTTCGCCGGGAAGAAACGCAGCCTTAAGGAAGTCCACCGTCGAGTTTCGGTCGATGTTCGGAAGGTCAACGGGAGGAAGTGCATTCCGCGAAACGATAAACCTCCCAGTCGGTGAGATGGTCTGGTGTGAGGTCTCAAGCTTCGCCCCTCGCGGGGTCGAGTGCGGTTTCGACTCAGCCTGACTTAGCTTGTGATCCAACTCACGCTGCGACCACGGCGGCGAGCACGTTAGATTCCACTCGCTAAGAATGGCCATCGCTTCGGCCCGGTGGAGTGCGAAGTCGTTGACCAAGACTCTCGCGAGGTCGTAGGTGGTCGAGTGACCACCCTGACCGCTGACCGCGCCCGGCACCTTCGCGGCGTAGGCTTTCGCCCGTTCGTATGGGGTCAGCATTTCGCGTTGAGGAGGTGACGGAGTTTGACGTTCTCCGCGACAAGTTCAGCAATGATTTCGGACGGCGACCCATTGGCCATTAGTTCATCGCGTATCGGTGCAACCGTCCCGTGACTCGGCAGGAGGCTGATGCGTCGAGCGGCCTCGGTGATGAGTTCCGCACGTGCGTCCTTGGTCGTCGCGATGCCTCGGAGCATCCCCGCGAGGATGCCGTTGGAGATGGTTTCAAGACTCATTCGAGCATCGCGGGTGGGGGTGGAAGAGCGGCCCAGTAGACCACGGCGGCGGGTGCTTTGATGTTTGCCCAGCCCTTACTGAGTCGGTGACTGATCGCGCAGAACTCGCGACCTCGTTCGACGACGGCGACGATGACGGGGATGTCGCGTTTGGGTAGCTCGAGACTGGCATCGCGCCAGTGCAGTGTAGATGTTGGTGTCATTTGTTGGGGTTGTTGTTTCGGTTGCCCACCGCAACGAGGCCGACAAACACGGCCACTAGTGCGGCGGCGATTAGCCCGGCCCCGAGGCGGTGGAGGTTGTTCATTTGCCGCTTAGGAGTTGGTCTAGTTGAGCTTCCCGAACGAGAGAGGCGTCGAGTTGCCGTTGAAGTTCCGCGTTGCGCCTGTGGAGCACTTGCGAGGCTTGCGGAATCATGGCCTCCAACTCTTGCACTCTGAGTGCGAGTTGTTCGGCCCGAGTGCAATAGCCTTTGGCGAGTGTCCACGGGTTTTGCTCGCGGAAGTCGTGGAGGATGCGCTTGAGTTGCCGCTTCTCGCGGTTCGGTTGCACACCCATCTCGCCCGTCGTCGCGTCCTTGAACACCACCGTATCTGGCATCTCGTCGAGGACCTCTTGGAGATGCATGGCTATTACAGCGTGGTCCGTCATTTGAGCACCTCCGCAAGTCGCTGCACCAAAGCGTTAAACTCAGCAGGGTCAACGTGTTCGGTCCGTGCCTGAGAGAAAATCCGAATGGCCTTCTCGGTCAGTTCGGTGACCTCCGGGTTCTGCAGTTTGGCTTCGATGGTCGTCGCGTCACGCAACACCGAGTCAATCCATCGCCCGATGTCCCAACCGTCGAGATCACACCAGTAGTTCCAGTCTCGGACCTCTGCGTTGACCCGCTCGAACGCACGGGTGAGCGTGCGGCAATGCGTCATTCGCAAAAACGGCACATCGGGTTTGTGTTGGTAACTCATTCGAGCACCTCCCCGGCGTGTATGTGTGCAAGCTGCTTCGTAAGTGCCTCGATTTCGCGTCTGAGGAACCGAATCTCAAAGGCCATGCTTGCGCGGCTTTCGTTGGGTCGGTTTTCGGTGGACTCGTCGCGAATGATTTCGCGGAGAGTGTCGCGGAATCGTGAGGAGAGGAGCATTGCCTCCACCTCAACCCGCGCTGCCTCCCGTGCGAGTTGTGCGACCGATTGAGCCTTGTGGACCAGCTGGTCCAGTTGTTGGGGTTGCATAGGTTAAAACGGCACTTCGTCAGGTCCTTCTGCGGCGATTTCAGCGGCCTTGATTTGCTGCAAGACCTTGTCAGGGATTTGGCTGCGTCCCTTGCGCGGGTCTAGTGGGCGCACCCTGTAGGCTTGGCCCTCTGACCCGTCCTTCTTTTGGTACGTCTCGGTGAACCCGACGAACTGTAGTTCGTGCCCATCGAACTGCCGCAAGAAGTTGATGAAGTTCTGATCCTTGCTGAAGTCGAAGTCCGCACCGTCCTTGACCGCAATCTTCGTCCCTTGAGGGTCAACGGCGGCGAGCAGCACGTTTAGCTTCCAGTGCATTCGGTCCGAGTTGATGAAGTCATCCCCAGCCTTTTCCCCGCTTTCCGTGACGTACTCGAGACGGATTTTCGTCTCCCCTTTCGGGGTGCATTCCAACTCCTTCGGGAAGGAGATGGTGCCCTTATAAATCCCCGGGGTCTTGAGGTAGCCCGAGGGTGCTGGTGCGTTTCTATCGATTTTGAACATTGTTTATGAGAGTTTGGCGATTAGGTCTGTTGTCCGTGCGAGGATGTCGACTTGGGTACGTTTGTTGAGTGCGCTGAGTGCATCCGTTTTGAAAAATCCCAGTGCATCTTCGTAATGCTCACCGAGTGCCTCGCGAAAGGCCTCCTCGGGGTCTGCTTGCGGCAACTCGGCCACGGGTGCAACCACTTGAGCGGCGGCGACTCGTTCGACTGGTGCCGGGGTGAAGTCGCTGACTTCCTCGGGTGTGTAGACGCCAGAGACCACGTCGGGTGCGAGAAGTCGCACGGCCTCGCTAATCAACCGTGCCGTGAGCATCTGTCTCGGGTGCCGCTTGTAGTTGTCTTTGAGTTCGCCACCCTTACCGAGCGCAACGCCAGAGGCCACCAACTCCTGCATCGTGACCTCCATCTCGAGGTCGTTGTCGCGGTAAATCCACCGAGCTTTGACCCGCTCGGAGGTCCGAGTGCCCCAGATGACCTTGCCCCCGGCAGCGACGAATCGCCCGAGCATAGCATCGGCTTTCATGCTCAGCTTGCCGTCGAGCAGGTGGTAGGTCTGGGTAACCTCAAACGGGGTCAGGCCAGAGGTTAGGCACTGCAAGGCCAGAATCGCCCCTTGTGCGGGTTTGGTGCATCCGAACATTCCCGATGCGGCGAATGCCTCGCCCAGCTGCATCGCGGCCCCTACGGGGTCCGATACGTTGGTGAATAGTGATAGTGTCTTCTCCATTTCTTTGTGTTGGTTGTGTTGTTACCGCTCAACCTGAGCGGCGAGGATGAGCAACGCATCTGCGTTGTTCAAAGTGACTTTGACCGAAGGAAAACGGCGTTGAGCCTCTTCCTTGAGCCTGTTCTTCCAGACCCGCTGTTCTTCTCCGGGTCTCTTTGCAAAACCGATGACCTTCTGCCACCTCTTCGGCGGCACCATGAGCAACGCGAGACCGAGCGACATCGCCACCCCTTGAATGAACCCGACGTTGCGGTGAAGTACCGCGAGCGACGAGTGCCCTGCACCAAAGATGGCCTTTGCGGGTAACTCCATCACAACCGTCTTCGCCCCTGCTGCCTGTAGGTTGCGAAGAGTGGCAATGATGTCTCCGTCAGTCTCTGGCATCCTCACAGCCCGTGGTCCTTCGGCGTCATTCCACGCGATTCCACCGTTCACTCCGGGGTCGATTGCGATCGTACTCACGAGATTCTGATGATGGGTTTGCGGTTACTGCGTTTCTTCTCGGGTGAGCAGAGCAGACACAAGCGTCTCCCCTGCACCTTCGGGACGGGTCCAGAGCACTTGCGGCAACGAATGCCCGGAAGGATCGCAACGTGCAGATGACTGCTTTTGAGCAGCAGATAGCGGCCTGACTCGATGGCCATCTCCACGGCGTCGGCGTGGGTCGATAGCAGGGTGTTCAGTTCTTGGTTCACTCTTCCACCTCCCCGAATGCCGCGAGAAAGCCGAGTGTGTAGGAGATGAGGAGCAGAGCACCGAGTGCTAGTTGAAACCAGACGATGTCAGTCTGGCTGATTGCGACGGCGTCGAACGAGGCCATTGCAAAGAGCGGGAGTGCGAGTTGTTTGTCGGTCATGGTGTGGTTGTGGTTTGGGTTGGTTACTTGCTGAGCTTGTCCACCAGCTGCTCGAGCGTGTGCGGCGTGTCGTCGATGTAAAAGAGGCCATCGGCCTCGGCTTGAAACATTGCTTTTGCAACGGTCGCCATCAGTTCGCGTGCGGGAGTGCGTTTTGCGAGGGTATAAACTCGACCGTATTCGTCGCCACCTTCGAGCACCACTTCAAGACAGTGGACTTCGCCTGTTACGTCGGTGAGGTCGAATCCTCTCCAGAGTCGCACCTCAATGCATTCGCGGCCTTCAAACGTGGAGAAGTCTGCATCGCGGACTGCTTCAGTTTGCTCGACCACTTCGTCGAAGATGTCGAGCATGGTTGACCCCATGAGAGCTGCCTCGGCCTCGCGGACAGCTTCGTCGAATGATTCGGCTTCACCTTCTCCACAGACGTTGGACCACATGAATCGGCCTTGTGAGTAAGGTGATGGCCAGATGTTACTCTCTTCGCGGACGTTTTCGTGACGGTATTGTATGGAGGTCATAACGTGAGATGTTTGTCTTTCGTTGGTGTTGTTCGTCTCAGGCAACCGCGCCCTCAACTGCAACCAGTAAACCACACCCCCAGAACGGTTGCAAATGTTTTTTTCTTTTTTCTTCATCCCTCATAAGTGCTTTGCGTGTGAGCACTTTACAAAGCAAACGGGGTCACTCGACCTCACTCGAATGACCCCGCACAACCCCAGACAAACACGTCTGAAGGAAAGAATCGTCCCAAACTGCGCGAGGCTGTCAACAGTCTGCTCTAAAGCTCTCGCACATAGTCGGTTATTTCGGAAAGTGATTTGCGAATGACTGCCCGTTGCTCTTGCGTAAGTGCGTCACGGTCAACTTTTTGTGCCCAGCGTCGGAACCCTTGCGCGACTCGTTCAACGGTCGGAACCTCTTTGAGATGAGGGGTTTTGCATTGCTGGAAACGGTACTTGGTTTTGTTCCATTGCGTCTCTGGGAGCGAGAGCCACGCCTGAATCTCGGTTTGCAGTTTGCTGAGGTTTGCGGCGGTCATCCCGAGGTCTTGCGCGGCCTCGGCAAGAGTAGACCACCCGATGAGACTCTGGAGGTCGGCGGCAAAGCAAAGTGCGACGGTCTTGGCCTTCGCATCACCCGGCCCCATCAACCACGCGAGGACGCGGTGCAGAAACATCCCGCCCGTCCGGGTGTCTACCGTTGCGGCGACCTTGGCCACCTCGGATTCATGCCATTGCGAGATTGCGCGTGCGGTCTCGATGGGGATGCGAAATCGGTCGGCCAGTATCTCGGCGGGTGAGTCGAGTTCGCTCGGGTCGAAGGTCCAGAGCGCATCCTGCTGCGCGGCGGCTTTTTCGGTGGTGTCGGGGATGTAGTTCACGCCAAAGCACTCTCAAACAGAGAGGCTTCCGCGTCACGCCGTTTCTGCAAGCCCGTAGTGTTCGGCCACAAGCGTTTCATCGAGCGCAGGAGGTCGGGGATGTCATAAAGACGACCGTCTCGGAGTGCGTTTTGAATCCCGACCATCTCGGCGCGACGGTCGCCCGAGAGTGCTGCGCCCCTGTTGAACACCAGCGAGATAAGCGCATCGCGTGCGGGTGCTGATAGAGTCTCAGCCTGTGGATAAATCCGCATCGTTTGCAAATAGAACCGAGGGACGGTGATTCGCTGGAACACGTCGAGAGCTTGATTCCAAGTGACCTCGATGGATCGCACGGCCTCGCGGGAATGAAGCCACAAACGTGCGGCCTCACCACGGATTCCGAGCGCACCTTTAAGCAACTCGAACGAGGTATCCGCGAGGACTGGCCCCCAGCTTTCAGCAAACTGCGCTTCGGTGTTGTAACCGAGGTCGAACCCGATGCCGACGGTCACCCCAGACTGCTCGCCCGGCCACGTTGGGCGAGAGAGAAACTTGCGGAAGTAGGATTCACCGCCCCCGACTTCGTAGTCGAGGAGGAGTTTGAGACCTTCAGGTGAGAGAGTCATTTGCGGAGTTCGCGGATGAGTTGAATGGTCTTCAGAACCGTGTACACCAAAGCGGCAGAAGCGGCACCAATGCTGACCAGCTGGTGAACCTCAGTCAGGCCGAGCATCAGAGCGGCGAAGTTTACCGCTGGGACGACGAGGAGATCGTGCGGGTTTGTTTGGTCGAGGTTCATCGATTTTCGGTGGGTGGTGTGGTTTTACGAAGGTGACAAAGTGCCAACCAGCGGCGACGGCGAACGTGAGGCCGAGGCCGATGTTGAGGATGATTTCGGATACAGGAGGAGTGCTGAAGGTGACGATGTTGAGCATTGCACCGACTGCCACAAGCGAGAGACCGCCCTTCAGCAGTCGCGCAAGCCACGGCGAGCGATAGATGGCCGACTCGGGCCTTCCGAACACGAACACCACAAACGCAACGCCACCAGCGGCAATGAGTGCGTTAGCGGCCCCGTTTGCGAGGGTGAGGAGGTTCGGGTTCATGCTCATCAATAATAGGCGCGGGTATCAACTTCCGCGATGCGTACTCGACCGCTCGAAGGCCGACGAACCCGAGGAGGAACGCAATCGCGTACTGCGTGCGCTCGCCGTCGATTTTCGCGAACTGAACGACGACCGGGGTGAGGTAGTTTGCAGCAGCTGCTCCAGCGACGAGGGAGGAGATGGTGCTTCCGAGATTGCGAGCGGCGTTTTTCCCCGTGGTCAGCACGGCCCCGAAAAGCCCTGCGGCGAGAAGTGCAATGTCGATGCCGTATTCCTTGAGGTTCATTTGCGCTCGGGTGATTTGTTTGGAGTCGCCGCTGACCCGTAGTAAAAGGAGACGACCATGCCCCATGAGGTCGAAAGCGAACCGATGAGCATCGTTATCCCTGCATTGTCCCAGAGGTCGAAGTGCCCAGTCAGCAACCCCGCGAGCACTCCGAAGAACCCGAGCGTGATACCGAGCGCAAGAAGTGCAGGGACCGACGAGTTCAACCTCACTTGCATCTTTCGTGCGCTGTCGCGGTCCTCGGTTGCCAGTTTTTCGAGGTCGATGTCCAACTCCTTCATCCGCACCGCGAGTTGAGTGTCGGCCTCGCGCAATGCGGCAACCTGTTCGCCTGTGAGCGTCCCCGCGTCGAGAGCATCACGCACCTTGCTCGCGGTCGGTTCGGATAGACCAATCGCTTTGCCAACAGCTTCAACGGCCATGCCTCCAAGCGGCCCACCGAGAGCACGGCCAATGGTCGGCAAAAGCGATTTCCAGTCGAAAGTCATTTCTCCTTACGGAAGACGTTTATAGCGGCGTAAACGCTCACCCCTGCGGTGAGGATGGCCTCGGCCTGATCGGGGGCGAGACGCACGCCGAAAACGGTCAGCAATGCGACCACACCCCTCCATGTCGAGGGTTCTAAGAGTCTGGCGATTATGTATTTCATGGGTTAAAAGTAAGTTGTGACCATGACGAGACCGCTTGCTCCACTCCCTCCAGCCCCAGATTGAGTGCCAGTTTGAGTTGCGCCACCACCCCCTCCTCCTGCCGCTGGAAAACCACCATTCCCTCCTGTCCCTCCATCTGTATTTATCTGCGCCCCTCCTCCTCCTCCTCCCGACCCAGACGCTAGGAAACCAAATTCAGCGTTGGAATTGGCGGTTCCGTTTCCTCCATTGATTGCGGTTGTGGTGTTTCCGGCTCCCCCTCCTAGCGCGTTGAGTGCATTCGAGCGACCTCCGTTGCCTCCGAAAAAAGGTGCGTTCCCAGTCGAAATTCCCCCCCCTGCCCCTCCTCCTGCTCCACCATAGCTCCATGCGACATTTTGCGCGTTCGGGTTGCCGATGGCTCCAGCACCACCGTTGACCGCTGCGCTCGCCCCTGCATTTGAGTTAAGTGCGGCGGCTCCTCCGCTTCCGAGCGTGATGGAACCGCCTATTCCTCTTCCTCCTCCTGTGGCGACCAAGGTTCCGAAAGTCGAGTTGAATCCGTTGGTTCCGTCAACTCCATTAGCGGTTGCGGTTTGTCCGTTGCCACCGTTGCCACCAGCTCCGATTGTGATGGCGACCGTTGAGTCTAGAGCGTCAGCGGGTAGCGTTACGTTGAGATAGCTCCCTCCACCGCCGCCACCGCCGCCACAATGGACGACGTTGGAGGATGCGTCTTTGCGTCCACTTCCTCCTCCTCCTCCACCTCCGAACATCTGCACGTTCACCGATTTTGCCCCTGTCGGTTTTGTCCAAGTTGCTGTGCCGGACGGGTGAGTTGTGAGGGTGTAGAGATTGATTTGTGGCGGCGTCCCTCCTCCGGTTGGTTTGTCCGCGAGGTCGTTGTAGCTGCCGGAGGTGGCAACGGTTGCGAGACTCGGCGTGCCCGATAGGTCGCTATACGCGCCAGAGGTGGCCACGTTAGCAAGTGCGGGTTTGCCGCTGAGGTCAGCATACGCGCCAGAGGTGGCCACCGTTGAGAGTCCCAACGCCGTTTTCGCGGCGGCGGCATCAGTTGCCGATAGCAACTGTTTGCCCACCGTGGTCGCCTGACCGAGGAGGTTGTTTGAGACCTGTTGCATGGTTAGCGATAAAAGAATGCGAGCACGAAGGCTGGGCCACCGTCCCCGCCTCTGCCACCGCGAGACTGATACAACGATGCGGCCTCGGTGATGCATCCACCACCGCCACCTCCTCCACATCCCGGCATAGCGTTCGCGCCGTCTCCACCACGACTGCGACTGCTCAACCCGTCAACGTAAGACCCTCCCCCTCCAGCACCTCCGAAGAAGCAAGTCGGAGTGCCAACGGTGTGATAAATCGGGATTGCATCACCGCCCGTTGACGAACCGTTGGTAAAGGTGCTGCGACCTTGGAAGTCCACAGTGGTCTGCGCGATTGCGTCGAACAGGAACCCGTTCGCATCGCAGATTCCACCGCCGTCGTAGTCACTCCCATCTGCTGCCGCACCTCCTCCCGAACCGGGATGAACGGTTGCGAAATCATCGGTGCCCCACGACTGCACGATTGGCGCAATGCCAGCCGAGTTGTAACCACCCGTGCCGACGCTGAAGGTCGGATTGATGCGCCCTGTAGGAGCATTGTTCGATAGGCCAGCTGCTGATCCTGTGTTTCCCGCAAGCCCTCCTTTGCCTCCCTCGTTGCTCGGAATGTTGATGAGCATCTGGTTTGTCACCCCTTGGGTCATCCCTTGGAATATGGCCCCGTTGCAGTAGAGTTGCAGACCTCCACCGTCGCCACCTTGGATGCTCTCGCCATTCATGTTGTCGTAAGCCCTCGGCGTTCCTCCAGCACCAGCACCACCGAGCACGGCGGTGAAGGTCACATTTTCGCAGGGCAGACGCTGGATGCGTCGGAGCACTCCGTTGGACCCACCAGCACCTCCACCAGCTGCTGGTGCTCCCGGGTCGTTAACCTTCTCAAACAACGCACCCGCGCCTCCTCCTCCTCCAGCCGAGCACGCGATGATGTCGACCCACTTGTACCCAGATGGTGTTGAGAATGAAACGGTCTGATTTGACCCTACTTGCCCCTGCGTTAGGAGCACATGAAACTCAAAGCTGGATGCCTGACCACTCGGTGTGATCGGTTCCCACTTAGATAAAGTTGCGTTCCATGTGAGCACCTGTCCGCTAGTTGGTGCTGCAGTTGAAACGCTTCGCCCCTGTATTTTGTCCACAGTCGGGTTTGGGTACGTCCCCGACAAATCACCACCCGCTGACCCCGATGGTGCTCGCGAGTTGCTCAAGCGCGAGTCATTTCCCTCGCACGCCGTCCCTGCGGTGCTACCGAACGAAACCGAGAGCGTGCGATCTGAGGCGAGAGTGCCACCACCAGAGAGACCTGTGCCTGTGCTGATTGAGCGTGTGGTTTGCACGGCATTGACGATGCGCGAGTCATTTCCAGCGGCCACGGTGTTGGATGTGGTGCCGACTGATTTCGTCGCGGAATCACCCAACCCTAAGTTGGTCCGCATCTGCGCTTGGTCCGTCGAACCCATGAAGGTATCGACCACTTGTGTGACTGGTAAATCTGCCATGATTTTGAGTGGTTAAGCTGCTCTTGTGTACTTGTCTGTGGTGCCCGGGCGAAGGTAAGTGCCTCCCTCGGGACGTGTGAAAGTGTAGGTTGTCGTGCCACCGCCACCACCGCCTGTTGTCGGCATCACCAGCATGGCGTCCCACTTGGTCGAATCGGTTGGCACCTCGGAACCCGAAACCGACTTGCGAACGTAGCACCCAATCGTCTGCGCGGTGGTGTCCTCGTACCGAACAACTTGGCCAACGGTGTAGACGGTGCTCGCAGAGTAAACCCCGACGAATACAAACGAAGTCCCTGCGGCACCAGCATCACCAGCTGGTCCCTGCGGCCCCTGCGCCCCAGACGCCCCCGATGGCCCTGCGACGCCTCCCGACGCGACAAGGACGTTGATGCGTTCGTTCAAAAACGGTGCGACGAGGAAGGTGATGACGCCGCTGGTCACAACGTAGTCGATTCCAGCCGACTGCATCACGCCACCAACCGAGACGATGAAGTGTGCATCGGTTGAGTCGGTCGAACTTGTCTCGAAGACAGTTTGCGACCCTGTGCCCGTGAAACCGAACTGCGTAAGCGCGAACGAACCACTCCCGCCACCGATGTTCGTAGGCTTGTCCGTCAAATCGTTGTAGCTGCCCGTATTGGCGACGGTCGCGAGTCCGAGGGTGGTTCTGGCCGCTGCTGCGTCGGTCGCTGAAATGAGGCTTTTACCGACCGCCGTCGCGTCCTTTAGCAGCTGGTTAGAAACTCGCTTCATACCATTGGGGTGCTCGTCAAATGCGAGAAGTCCAGACCGAGTCCTGTGATCCACGGTTTCGGCTCCCCGTACCATCCCGCGCCAAACTTGGTCTCCGCGAAATCCTCAAACGCTCGCAAAAACTTTGGACGCACGGCGTCGAGCGAGAAGTTGGCCCGTGCGAAACGCACCATTGCCGAGCGGTCGATGCGGTCCACGTTGGCTATCCCTCGCAGGATGTCGCGCATTGAGAGGCATCGGAACCCATTGACTCCATCGACGATGTACTCCGTCATCGCGCCGAAGTCGCTAACGATGGGGACGCACCCCGAGAGCATCATTTCAACTGCTGTCCCGCCAAACGGCTCCCAATACTGGGACAAGAGGAACCCAAACCTCGCTCGCCCCATCAACTCGCGCCGCTGCTCGATGCCAACGCACCCAACAAACTCGACGTGGTCAGGCCACTCCTTGAGACCAAACGCATCTGGTCCACCTTGTCCCGCGACCTTCAGCTTGATGCCCATGCGCTTGCAAGCGTCCATCGCAACGTGGAGACCTTTGTTGACCCCGATGCGCCCGATGTAGAGCGCATAATCTTCACGCGGCAAAGAGTCGTCGAAGTCGGCCAGATTGAAATAGTTCGGAACCACGCGCCACGACCATTGCGGCTTGCAGTGAGAGACTCGGTCGGTGCCGTAATGCGCGGCCAGAAGCGGGTAGGATTCGTAACAGCGGAATGGCGCGAATGCGTGACCGTTGCCGATGCCGGGTTCAACGACGACCAAGTCGTTGTCCTTGTTTGCGGCGAAAGTTGCTTCAGCGGTCCCGCCCCAAAACGCGAGGACGAAGTCCCCCTTCTGCTTGGTCTGCAAAATCGCATCCCCCGCCACCAAGTTGTAGACGCGGTGCGACAAGTCCGAACTCGAGAACTTGAACTGGTTTTTGCGCCAGTCGAAATCGCCGTAAGTCTGCTGGTGGATTTCGCGAGTGATGACGTTGACGTGTTCGTGCGCAGCAGTTTGCGAGTCTGGGTGACCGTAGTGGACCGTGCGGAAGTCCTTGGAGTCTTTGAACATCTCCAAGAACTTCAAGACCTTCTGCGTGAAAGCGCACGCTGAGTATTCTGGATGCGTTACGGTGTGAGGGACAGCAAGGCAATGCAACGTAGTCATGTCGCATAGGCTGGAGCAAATGCTCCACGCCTCAAGTGTAGAAGGGGATAAACTTGCCGCCGATACCTACATACCACCCTGCGATCTGCGTCGGGTTGGTCGGTAGGTTGTCCGTCTCGCCGATGCCATACCCCTGTGGTCCTTGCGGCCCCGGTGGCCCGGGTAACCCGCTCGCGCCTGTCGCTCCTGTTGCGCCATCCTCTCCTAAAGTACCCGATGCGCCAGCTGGACCTGACGGACCCTGTGGCCCTGCTGGCCCAGCTGGACCCTCTGGCCCCGGTGGACCTCCCGGCTCGCCCGGCTCGCCTTTTGCGCCAGCGACTCCCGGTAGCCCGCTCGGACCCGTCGCGCCATCTGCACCAGTTGGCCCCACGATACCTTGCGCCCCTTGCGGCCCTGCGGGTCCACTCGGCCCCGGAACGCCTTGCGGCCCGATTGGACCGCTCGGCCCAGTCGCGCCTTTCAAACTGCGATTCGTGAAAAACCAACCAGACCCGCTCCCGACGCCCGGGTTGTCCGTTTTCTCATAAATGTCGCCTGTTAACGCATTGATCCAAATGTCCCCGACGATGCCTGTCTCCCAGTCGTTAAGGTTCGGCGCACGGTCTTCGATGAAGATTTCAGTCCCCGGCGGTCCCGGTGGACCTCCGGGTGTACCGGGTTCGCCACTTGGCCCCGCAAATCCTCGCGGCCCAGTCGCTCCCTCCGCACCAGCGAGTCCAGACGGACCTTGCGGACCAACTGGCCCCTGCGCCCCCTGCAAACCCGATGGACCCTCTGGCCCCGTCGCGCCACTTGGCCCCGTCGCGCCCGTCGCACCACTCGGCCCCGTCGCACCACCCGGCGACCCTGCTGGCCCTGATGGACCGCTCGGCCCAGTCGCGCCTGTCGCTCCACCAAACTCACCCGCTGGACCTTGCGGCCCGACCTCGCCCTGCAAACCACTCGGTCCCGTCGCGCCACTCGGCCCCGTTGCGCCACTCGCCCCTTGTGCGCCAGATGGTCCTGCGACACCTTGAGGTCCGACCGTCCCGCCCGAGGCGATGAGCACGTTGATTTCCTCTCCGCTCGGTGGCGCAGAGGCAAACGTGATCAACCCGTTTGTCACCGCGTAGTCAGTCCCCGCTGACTGGAACACGCCACCGACGGCGACTATGAAGTGCGAATCGACCGAACTGGTTGAGGTGGTTTGGAATGTGGTTTGAGCACCCGTGCCCGTGAACAACTCTTGCGAGAGTGCAAATGAGGTCGTGGTGCCTGTGCTGGTGACGAGGGTGTTCCACCCGCTGGAGTCGCTCTTTGGGAACGAGAGAGTGCCGTCGGCGGTGTTGACGAGAAGCACCCCCTGCGGAATCCCTGCGGCAGATGGGAGACCACTCGTCTCCTTGCGGAGTTGGCGAATGAGGTTGGCCATGCTCGCTATTCAATCACACCACAATCGATTGTCACACCAGCAGTCGCGGGGATGTTCTTGCTCGCCGCTGTGATGCGCCCGTAGGTATCGACCGAGAACATCACTTGTTCGGTGCTCGCGGTGAGTCCCGAGATGGTCGCGAGGTCAACGCCGCCGGGTGAGACTGCGATGCGGTTCGCGGAAGCCGATTTGACCGAGATGAGAGTCCCGACCTTTTGCAACCCGTCACCAGCGTCTGCGACTCCTGCGCTTGAGAACTGAGTGAATACCAACCCCGTCGTCCCGATTGCGATCGCGCCTTGCGTGGAAAGCACCCAGCCCGTTGATGCGTTGCTGGTCCCCTGCTCCACGAAGCAGAACGACCCCGAGGTCAACTCGGTGCCCGTGTCCACGTCGGTGCGCCGGGTGAGGATAAACGGTGAGTTGACGTTGCCCGATGCGGTTACGGTGTAGATACCGTTTTGAAGGGTCGGCGTCTGGTTCTTTACGAGCACGTACTCGTTGTTATTGACCGTGTGACCATCGACGACCAACTCACCGTTAACGTCGGCCACCAGAGTTGCGCCGACGCCGCTCGACCCGTTGTTGTAAGTGCAAGCGGGTAATGCTGCGGCGGTTGCAACGTGTACCGAGGCTTTTACGTCGAGACCTTGCGCGAGGTCGTCCACATACTTTTTGTTGACCAAATGATTGGTCGCCGTGGGTACACCAGAGGTCGAAATCAACCCCGCGCCGAGGTCGAGATTCTTCGACGCATCGACGATGAGCACCTTGTTTGCGGTTGCTGTCCCGTCGCTGAGTCCCGCGAGTTTGTTGAGTTCTGCGGTCGTGACCAACGCGCCATCCAGCTTGTTGAGTTCAGCAGCGTCAGAGGTTACTTGCGTCCCACCGATTTGCAGCTGACCCGTGATGTTGGCAATGCCGTTGAAGTTCTTCTGCCCTGCAATGGTCTGCAAACGGTTGGCCGTGGTGACCATCCCCTCGGAGGTCGATGTGCCTTCCCCGCCGATTGGGATGATGGTCCCATCGGCCTTTTTGATCATGAGTTGGTTGTCAAACTCCTGCCACAGCATCTCCCCCGGTTGCAAAGTGATTCCCGCGACTCCCGTGGATGCGAGGCGGCGTTTGATTTGGATAGTGTTCGGCATAATGTCTTGATGTTGTTAAACTTGGCCCCCGTCGATTCCCGCCCCGAGAGCGTCGAGCGTTGTGTAAGTTGTGACTCCTCCGACGACGCCCACGATGTTGCCGTCAACGCCTGTGCCAGCAATCGCTGCTCCTGCACCAATGTTCGCACGCGCCTGAGTTTGCTGGGGACCAGTCAACGTCTGCGGGGTGAACAACAGGACTGATGCGGCGATGTTCGATGTGTCGAAAAAAGGGAGGCTGACGGGTTGAGAGGCGCGACGGTTCGTGTTCTCGACCTTCCAGCGAAGAGCGCGAGTGGTCGTCAGATTGCCGTCGTAAGCCCACGCAATCTCGGCTTGAAGCACGACCGAAGGAACATCCACCACGGTCTCATCCCCCCCGGCGGTGATGACGGTGACACCGAACCCAGACGAGCGTGAATGGGGTGCGGTTCGCTGTCCGATTGTGGTCGCCGTGACGGTGACGATGTCGTTGACCGCTGAGGCTAAAAACGAGAGGTCGGCATCGATGGCGGTAGCGACTTTTGCGGCGAGTGCGGCGGCGGTCTCAGTCCCGTCGAATAACACCTTCAGCAAACGACCGCCAAGGGGTGAATCTGGCGTCGGAGTGGTCAAACCACCTAGCCACACCCGAACAGGTCCAGAAGCGTCAGAAAGGTCGAAATAAACGCCTTCCGTCGTCGTTGCTTTTGTTTGTACGGCGACCACCTCGGCGGCGTCATAAGGGTCAACCCCGAGGAGTCTGTCGATGCCACCGCTCGCAGTATTGAGGGTGGCGCGGTACGAGAAAGCCCCACTGGTCACCGTCCTCGCCCAGCTGGCGAAGGACAACAGAGGGTTTGCGTCGAAGTCTCCCTTCGGTTTTATGGTCAACCGCAACCCCGTCGAACTGCCCATGTCCACGGTCGAACTCGACGAGATAGTGCTGCGGAACTCAATGGCCGTTGGAATGACATCGCCGTTGCGAACCAAGACCTCTTGGTCGTCAGAGCGGCGAAGACCGCTGACGTAAACGAGTCCAGAATCGAGTGCGACGGTGAGCGTGAGCATTCACTTTTGGCCCTTCATCAACCGTCAGACGAACGATGGACTGCCGCGCCCGATGAAGATGTGACCCTTTGCCACTTGGTCGAGGGTTGTGGTCGGTGAGTCTCCTTCCTGCTCCCCCGGAGTGGTCACGATGTAGGCGAGGACGATTTTCCACGTGATTGCTGACTCGGTCTCGACGGCTTCGAGCGGTTCGGTTGTCGGTTCGATGTCGAGCATCACTTGACTGATTCCTTGCGATTCAAAGGTCTGGAAGTCCCCCGTGACGCTCAGAACGACCCTCTCTGTCCCTTGGAAAGTCGGTGTCGCGTCGAGTTGCTTCTCCGGGTAGTCTGTAAATGCGGGTTGGCCATTGATTGTCCCCCAACGAACAAACACGGCTTTTTCACCATCGACCTCGCGAATGGTCACCTTAAAAGCGTGAGGGAATGAAACTGCGGCTGTGCTCGACGCTTGCCGTCTCTTTAACGAAATGAACTGACCACGCGGTGTCTGAGTCGCATTGATGTCAGGAGTACTCTGGATCGCGAGTCGCGGCAAGTGGTCGATGATTGCATTGATCGCACTTGCAATCGCTCCCCCGGTTTTGAGTCGCTTAAGTTGCATGGTTTTAAGGTAGTGGTGGTTCTTCCTCGCATTCAAATGGAGGGAACCCGTCGTTGTAAACTCGCGTAATAGGTCCAGCGACATTGCTCGTCATAAAGCTGAGACTAATAGGCAGAGGGAATGCCACTTTGCGAGGCTTGTTCTCGGTCAGAGGCCGAGCGTCATTCAACTTGCGCCACGTCGAATCGTCTTGGTTATCCATCATCAACACATCCTCCACGGTCTCGGCGGGTACTGCTGCGCCAGTAACGGTAGGCGCGTAAACAGGAGGTGGTCCCGTGCAATAATCATCTTCACCTCCTCCGTCTGGAGGTGGGTCTGGAGGTGGGTCTGGAGGTGGTGGCACCTCACACGCTTCAACAGGGATGGAGAGTGTCCCGTAGTAATACGGGATGTCTGCCTCTCCTAACATGTTGCGCTCGGTCACGATGCAACCGCGAGACCAGTCTGGCACAGTTTCACGGTTTGCACCTGTTCCCGGCATGTCCCCCTCTGTCGGTTCGGGGTCGTAGTCGCAGTTTGGTTTAGTCTGAATGTGATGAATGAAGGTTTCGCAATGGTAGTTCGTGAAGGTGCTGCTCCTCATCGGCGGCAACCCCTCGTCGTCATA